AAGCGAAGAAAGGTATAAAATACCTAAATAAGAATGGTAAAAGAAAGATGGCAGTTCCAAATACGGAAAAATGGAATGTTCTGGTAGAACAAGGATATAAAGAAGGTTATTAATGTTTAGACAATTCTATAATGAATCTATTAGAAAATTAGTAATTGGATTTGGTTCACTGTTTAATGATATAGTGGTCAAAAGAGAAAATGCGGATGGAACTACCAAAGAAACAATTCGTGTTCCTTTGTCTTATGGTCCAAAAGAAAAGTTTATAAGAAGGATACAAGAGAGTAGTAGTATCTCAAGTGGTACACATACCCAAATAACTTTACCAAGATTGGGATTTGATATCACAGGAATAATGTATGACCCTCAAAGAAAGGGAAATAAGTTAAGAAAAACTTCAGTGAAATCATCAGACGGTACAACCACTTCTTATAATTATTCTGAAGTTCCATATAATATTTCATTCGGTTTATATGCATTCTCAAGAAATCAAACAGATAACTTGCAGATTATAGAACAAATACTTCCTTATTTTACTCCAGAGTTTAATGTTTCTATAAAGGTTAATAGGATTAATTATAATGTTGATGTTCCTATTATTTTGGGTGGAGTAAACACAGTAGAAGAATATGAAGGGGAATTTGATACTCGCAGAAACTTAACCACCACTTTTGAGTTTACAGCAAAGACTTACATATATGGACCACCAAAGACAAGCAAAATTATTACAACAGCAGAGATAGATATATTTGGTTCATCAGAAAAATTCAACTATCCTGTAACTGGCGCACATGATTTAAGAATTGGAATAACAGGTGGATACAGTGGAGCATCTGGTGCAACAGGTGGATTCACAGGTGGATTCACAGCAGGTAACGAATGGTATGGAGATTTTTATTATGAACAGAATGAGGACTATTAATTATGAAAAATAAAAAGACAGTAGATGAAAAATTATCAGAAGCACTAGACACAAAATTTGAAACTAAAGAATTATCAAAACCTATACCTGCACACACAAAAGCAATTGAGGTGCAGGCAGTTGATAGCGAGAAGGATTATTGGTTAGTTCGTAAGAATATGAAAGAATTAATATCTACTGGTGAAGATGCAATAGAAGGTATTATTAAAGTCGCGACTGAAGGGGATTCTCCACGAGCATATGAAGTAGCAGCGCAAATGATTAAAACTGTTGCAGAAGTGAACAAAGATTTAATAGACTTACATAAAAAAGTAAAAGAAATCAACAAGGAAGAAGTTAATATTAATAATACTACAAACCAATCAATCTATGTTGGTTCTACTAGTGATTTGCAGGACTTAATAAATCAAGAAAGAAGTCGAACAAAAGCAGTCACACAAGACATTATTGATACGGATATTATAGATGACTGATAAGCAAAAAGGTTATTTAGGAAATCAGAATCTTAAAGAGGCTGGTATCAATATCGAATTCACCAAAGAACAGGTGAAAGAATATATGCGTTGTGCTACAGACCCCATATACTTTATCGAGAAGTATATCAAGGTTGTTTCTTTGGACGAAGGACTTGTTCCTTTTAAGATGTATGACTATCAAGAACATATGATTGATATGGTACACAACAACAGATTTGTTATTGGTAAATTACCAAGACAGTCTGGTAAATCTACCACAATGATATCGTATCTTCTACACTACATTCTCTTTAATCAAAGTATGAATGTTGCGGTTCTTGCAAACAAACAATCTGTTGCAAAAGATATTCTCAGTAGATTGCAACTCACCTACGAATATCTGCCACTTTGGTTACAACAGGGTATTGTAGAATGGAACAAAGGTTCTATCAAACTTGAAAATGGTTCAAAGATTATTGCATCTTCCACATCATCAAGTGCGATTCGTGGTGGTTCATATAATATTATTATGCTTGACGAATTTGCACATGTTCCTAACACCATTGCTGAAGAATTCTTTAATTCGGTATATCCTACAATCAGTGCGGGGCAGAATACAAAAGTTATTATGATTTCAACTCCAAATGGATTGAATATGTTTTACTATTATTGGAAGGGTGCAACAAAGAGGCCTGGTGAAGACGGAAAGAATGAATACATTCCAATCGAAGTAGAATGGCAACAAGTACCACAATATCCAGGTGGTCCTCTAAGAGATGAAAAGTGGAAAACAGAAACAATTGCAAATACATCTGCTGAACAGTTTAGACAAGAATTTGAATGTGATTTTGTTGGAAGTCAAAATACTTTGATTTCTTCACAGAAACTTCGTTCGTTGAACTGGTCTACTCCACTCAGTAAAGATGCAGATGGTTTATGGATTTATGAAGAACCCAAAAAAGATAGAGATTACTTCGTAACGGTGGATACTTCTCGTGGTCAAGGAAAAGATTATAGTGCTTTCACCGTTATAGATGCAACAGAAATGCCATATAAGTTGGTTGCAAAGTATAGAAATAATACAGTTTCTCCTATGGTATTCCCTACAGTTATAAGAGCAGTAGCAACAAAATATAATACCGCGGGGGTTTTGGTGGAAATTAACGATATTGGTGGTCAGGTTGCAGATATTCTGCACGAAGACCTAGAATATGAAAATATTATGATGACTGCGTATAGGGGCAGAGCAGGACAAGTCATGAATGGTGGGTTTGGTGGTAATAGGTCACAATCTCAATTGGGTGTTCGTACAACCGTTCCTGTGAAAAAACTTGGGTGTTCTATATTAAAAAGTCTAATCGAAGAAGACAAATTTATTGTGGAAGATGTTGATATCGTTAATGAATTGATTACCTTTGTTGCAAAAAAGAATTCATTTGAAGCAGATGACGGGCACACAGACGATTTAGTAATGTGTTTGGTTTTATTTGCATGGACGACTAGACAAGATTACTTTAAATCCCTAACAAACAGTGATGTCCGAACTCAAATATATGAGAATCAAATTCGTGAAATTGAAGATGACTTATTACCATTTGGGTTTGTAATGGACGAATCAGAAGCAGGAGAGTGGGATGGAGAAACAAGATGGTTCAGTGTCTAAAATTTAAAAATTATAAATATCAAGAATACGAATATAAAAAGTAATATTTTTAATGAAAATAAAGCACACATCTTTCTAGGAGATTTAGAATGGCAAGACCAAATGTAACAGTTATAGTAGAAGACCAGAGTTTCTTTATCCCAAATACAGAATCGGGTTCTCTTGCTCGTGGAGGTATGCCCTCTACGAAAGGGTTGATTGCGGCAATCGGAACAACCGCAGAATATGATGCAGGTTTAATGACACTTGACGGTGTTGCAGATATCATGTCAAGATTAAATACCAACGAACCAATTCATCAAGCGGGTTTCCCCGGGGACGAAGGGGGTTCGGGGGGAACTTTTGGCGCTGGTCGATGCATTGGTGGAGATTGCCAAGGTGCGCCTTTTTATCATCTAGTTCCTGGCTCGACATTAAATTATGTTGCTGGTAACTCATATGCGGGATTAACTTTCGCAAGATGGAGTCAAGGTCCAACAGGAGATTGGAAAAATGAATGGTGGGCTGCACACAACTTCCTACAATATGGTGGTGTTTTGGTTGTTGCCGCAACAGGTAGTGATAGTCAATATTCAAATGGTGTGGCACATCTTACAGATAAAGGAATTGCTTTGGATGTAGTTTTCGGTGCAACAGGTACAAATGATTGTGATACCGTTGCGACTAGCAGAGGAGATTGTGTAGCAATCAATAATTGTGCGCCAGGACAAGCAGCCGGTTCCGCATCATTTGTTGGAACAGCAGACGAATTTAATATCTGCGTATTTGGACAAAAGAAACACCTTAACATCTCAAGAAGTACCCAGAATAGTTATGGTACAGCAGATTCACCAAACTATATCACTACAAATATAGCCGCAGATGTTGCAGGATGTATTTGTAGAAACGATAAACTCGGTGACCCTTGGTGGTCACCCGCTGGATTTAGACGAGGAACAATCTTGGATGTCGTAAGTCTTGTTGATAATCCAACAGATGCTGAAATGGATACAATGTATGACCTCAAGATTAATCCAGTTACTACCTTCCCAGGAGAAGGAACAGTATTGTTTGGGGATAAAACTGGTGCAGAGTCAACAAGTACATTGAGTAGAATTAATGTATCCAGACTCTTTATATACCTCAAGAAGACGATTGGTGCGGCT